ATTATCGTATTTGGTCTTGCTTATATCGTAGATGGGTACCTGCAATGACCAGCGTCGATTGGAGATCGCATTACAAAGACGTGCGACTGAGACTTCGTGCTGCACCGCAGCATAACTTTGTCAGAGCACAGCTAAGGGAGCCACCTGCACCACAGCCTGAGCCAGAACCTGTACAGGAAGAGGTACAGGTCGAAGAAGTACCGGCACCGCTTCCGCCATTGCTCGCAAAGCAATTCAGCGAAGCACATCAGCTTCTTCGCGCGGCTAAGATCACGGTCGTACCACGGTGGAAGGAAATTCTGAGGGAGACATGCAGCAAGCACAAGATTCATCCAGAAGCAGTTACTGGGAAATCGCGAGAAGCGCCTTTGGTAAAATGTCGCCGCGAAGTCTACTACCGACTGCGGACAGAATTAGGGATGAGTTTGAGTCAGATCGGTCTCAAGCTGAACAAGGATCATACGAGCGTACTCTACGGTGTGAGGGAATACGCAAAAGCACTAGGGAAACAATGATGGACCACAGAGATGTACTTAAAGAAGCACAGTCGCTTCTATCGCAACGCGGTAATAGCTATGGCGAAGCGCAATATAGCTTTGCTCGTGCAGCAACACTGATGAGCGTTCTCTCAGGCAAGAGCTATTCGGCATACGATATGTCGTTGGCGATGCTTGCGATTAAACTATCACGTCTTGCGAATAGCCCAGATCATCACGACTCATGGGTAGACGGAATTAACTACATGGCATTCTGTGCAGAGTTCCAAGGAAGGGACGCGCCAGATGCTGTGCTAGATCTATCACTAAAGCGCGTACAGTCGAACTTAAACGAAGCAATCAGGGGAGAGAGCAATGGTTGAAGTAAGACCTGACGGACCAAACGAATACGTGATCCTGAGAGATCATGCTGTCGCTGGATGGGTGCATCTCGCAAACGACAAGAAGTACCGTGCGCTGACAGTTGACGGTCATCTCACACATCACTGGACACTCACATCAGCACTCTCAGCAGTAGCGGATGACGCAGAGGACATCGAAGTACATGCGACTCGATAACGTACCAGCATCAGAGTATCACTCATGGGATGCACTCTCAGCTTCAGGCGCAAAGCAGTTGCTGAGATCACCGGCACACTATCTCGCAGCAAAAGAAACGCAGCGTGATCCTACACCAGCGATGAAATTCGGCACACTCGTACACGCGATGGTGTTAGAGCCAGACACAGTTGACACTGACTTCGCAGCGATGCCGAAAATCGATAAGCGTACCACAGCAGGTAAACAGCAAGCTGAACTCTTTGCAGTGACGAACGCGGGTAAAGTGATCGTTGATATGGATGACTTCCAGCGTGCGCAGAGAACAGCAGATGCCGTGCGATCACATCATCTCTATAACGATCTCCTGAAAGGCGCGAGCGTCGAGCAATCGTTTCGGTGGGAGCAACACGGTGTACCGTGCAAGGCTCGCATGGACGCGATACAGGGTGACCTCATAGTGGACCTGAAGACTACGCAAGACGCGTCTCCTGATGGTTTCGCTAAGACGATGGCAGGGCTGAAGTACTACATGCAAGCGGCCCATTATCTCGACGGGTTTGCGCGTGTCACTGGCACAGAACAGCGCAACTTTATCTTCATCGCAGTGGAGACAGAAGCGCCGTTCGCCATTGGCATATACGAACTCGACTTCGTGGCGCTCGAAGCTGGTCGCCATAAGATGGCTATTGCAGCGGAAGCCTACAAAGCAACGAAGAACGAGGCAGCGTGGAAGGGTTACTCGCCCGACATTGTCACGCTCTCTGTTCCGTCATGGGTGGCAGGTGAAGTAAATGGATGACATCATCGACGAGTTAGAGAGTGTCCGCATCACTGCTGGCATGAGCACGAGGGAACTGTCATCGCGCGCAGGTCTTACTCCGAGTCATTGGTGGCAGATATCGCGCAAGACAAGATCAGCGAACTTTGACACGCTGATGCGGATAGCAAAGGTGCTTGGTTATACCATTGTCGCGATACCAGTGCCGGTGACAGAATGAAGATCTGCGGCATCGATCCGGGAGCAAGCGGCGCAATCGCGATACTCGATATCGAAAAAGGATATCTGTCAGTGATTGATATGCCGGTCCACGCGGTCGAGCGCAACGGAAAGAAGAAGAACGAAATCTCAGCGCAGATATTGGCTCGATATCTCGAAGACGAGAAACCGGATCACGTATGGGTTGAGAGAGTCGGTGCAATGCCGGGACAGGGTGTCAGTTCGATGTTCCAGTTTGGCAGAAGCGTCGGCACAGTCGAAGGAATAGTTGCAGCATTACGTTTGCCCATCTCGTATGTCACGCCGCAGAAATGGCAGCGGGCATCAGGTATGCGAGCAGGGAAAGACGGATCACGGCAACGAGCACAGGAACTTTTTCCTACATTTGCCCAACACTTTAGCAGAGTGAAGGACAACGGAAGAAGTGACGCTGCGCTCATTGCGTGGTTTGGTGCAACACAGGAACCCTAATGAGAGAGGGATTACTCTCATCCGACATGGTCACGGTCTGACCAATCAGTAACTCTGAAGGAGTAACAATGTTGAACTTTCCACAGCAAGCATCAGGCAAACCTTGGGCGCGTCTCGATGCACGTACAGGCATTCTATTTGTGTCATCGGCAGATGGGGAAAAGACACCGGTAGACATGAAGGGAAAAGTATTCGGGTTAGACATCGCTAACGCGACACAGGGCTGGCTCATGGTGGGTGCAGCTGGTGTGGACTGGCAAGAGGTCAACGGGGCATGGGGCAACCCACCATCGCCAGACCATAAGCCAGGCGTGGATGTCACGATCTACTCAAAGGATGCGTCATTCGGGGACGCGCCCTTCCGTAGTGCTCGTGGCAACTCCAGAGCGTGGACCCAATTTGTTGCAGATGTTGCGAAGAAGGCAGGAGCGATCCCAGCCGGTAAACTCGCAACGCTGAAGGTTGATGCGGTCAAGACAATCAAGGTCGGTCAAGGCACATCTGTGCAGATCGACTTCACGCTTGCACCGAAAGAGAAGTGGTTCTCGGCTGAAGAGGAAGCAGCTCCTGCACCTGCATCAGCACCTGCTAGCGTATCTGACTCGGATGACGAGTTCTAAGTAAAAGAAACCCCCGCACTGATACCCGATATCAGTACGGGGGTTTTAGTCGGGAGGATTACAACAACGGAGATTGCTGTGAGTGAAAGCCTACAACAAGATGAAGTGATACACAACGCTGCTATGCACAAGATGTCGTTAGCCTTTGCCAATAACGGTTTTAAGGACACCAATCTCACGTCTAAAGATTACACGTTAAGGCAACTGAGCGACCGCTTGAAGCAAGTCCGTGTCGGGCCAAAGGATGGCTCATACATGATACGTGGCGGTGATCTCACGATCTGCAAACGAGCAGACGAGAATCTCAGATCAGCGGAACTGATTATCCTCGACGGTGACTCGTCCATCGATCCAGAGACAGGCGAGATCACACCCGGTGCCCCCTATTTCTATGACGTACACGAAGCGCTCAAAGATATGGGCATCGCTCACATCATGCACACGTCACACTCAAACCGTGGCTCTGATGGCGTGGTGAGCTTCTGGAAATTCCGCGTAGTCATCCCGTGCCAGATGCAGTCGCAAGAGGATCTGACCGCTGCTGTCGATTACCTGATCGCTGAACTTCACAAGCGTAAGATCTGGATGAACTGCGTCACAGAGAACTATCGCTGGTCTCAGCCGTGGTTTCTCCCACGCGTCAGCAAAGAGGAAGAGCGCGAGCGTTTCGTGCACCGCGATTACCTAGACGGAAAGATCTTCGAGATCGAGACAGCTCTGAAGTGGCAGCGCGAACAGACCAGTTTGGATGCACAGATAGACCTGTTGAAGATTGCTCTGCCGCATAACCAGTCGAGCAACACGATCACGGACTTCAATGAGCAGCACGGTCTCGAATGGATGCGCGCGCAACTGGCATCGATGGGCTACAAGTTCAGCCATTACGACAAGCGGCATGACGCATACCGATACGTGTCGCCCACGAGCAGCACAGGCACAGCGGGAGTTCTCCTATTCCGTGGCTCGCGTGGCGACTGGATCACCTATTCCCATCATGGATCTCACGATCCGCTGTCAGAGAAAGTGATGGACCCGTTCGCGATCTACTCACTCGTAAATTTTTCTGGGGATAACTCTGCCGCACTCCGGTCGCTGCAACCCAGAGAAAAGAGCATCACGGAACAGCTCTCGGAGATGCGGGATCACAGTGCCACCACTACCGCGCCGCAACAAGATAATGCTGCACCGCAAAACAAAAAGCGCATCGAAATCCTGCGCATGGATCAGCTTACCGACGAGCCAGTGCAATGGCTGATAGAAGATCTGATCCCCGCAAAGGCATTCGCAGCGATCTACGGTAAGCCCGGCAGCTTCAAGTCTTTCGTGGCAATATACCTCAGCCAGATGATCGCGGCCGGCAAACCTGCATTCGAGAAGCCGACTACTCAAGGGACGTGCCTATACATCGCAGGGGAAGGCCAAGCAGGGCTAAAGAAGCGCTCTGACGCGTCACGTATAGCCCACGACATTGAGCCGTCTGTGCCTCTCTATTTCATCAAGAGAAGCCTGAACCTCAGCTCGACGCTGGAAGACATGCAGGAGCTCATCAAGGAGATCAGGGAACTCGGCATAGCGCCATCCCTCATAGTCATAGATACGCTCGCACGGAACTTCGTCGGGGACGAGAACAGCTCATCAGACATGAGCCAATTCATATCGGTCATAGGCGAGCTCATAGCGCAGCTCGGCTGCTCAGTATTAGTGGTCCACCATGCCGGTAAGGACGAGTCAAAGGGAATGCGGGGCTCATCAGCCTTGCTCGGTGCAGTGGACGCGGAACTCGAATGCACCCGCACATCGGATGAAGAGGACAAGGACCACCTGACCGGAAAACTGACCACGACTAAGCAGAAGGAATCGGAGGACGGGGTACATTTTCACTTCGAGATGCAGCGCATCAGGACAGATGAACTTGACCCGAATATCGTCTCACTAGGGCTTAGACCCTGTGAGAAAATTGAGAAGAAAAGTGGTTCCAAAAATAGGCTCACGAAAGCCGAAATATTTGTTCTAAAAGCGTTTGACGAAGCCGTCGCTGACTTCGGTGAACCATGTGGAGCTCATGGAATACCGGCTGGGAAACTCTGCATTAGAAGGAAAGAACTGATGGCCCAATTACGACATAAATGTGCTGCGGACGACAAATATACCGACAGAACGTTTCAAAGAGCCGTCAAAGACCTCAGCATCTCAAATATCATAGGCGTCATGGGCGACATTTTGTGGAAAAACGATATAGATCAAGAGGTTACAGCAAAAAGCGACACGGCGACATTGCGCGACATTTTCTAAAATGTCGTTTTTGGACAGGACGTGAGGCGACATGTCGTTTGTGGTTACCCCCTTTAGGGGGTACCCAACAATGTCGCGTCGCTGTCGCCGGTTTCTGTCGGGGTGAATTTGGGATAGGTTTCGAGTTGTGAGTTTTGAATGAGGGGAGATGAGCTGTGAGTGATAGTGGCGAGAATGACGGGGACTCTGGTGAGCGTCCCGTGATCCAGTTGTACCAGCTCGTGATGAAGGAGCAGGAGAGCGGCGATCGGGTCAAGAAAGGGTGCTGCGAGCGGTGTCTCTTTTGGGTGGGGTTCAATGAGAATGAGGAAAACGAGCAAGAGGGAGAGTGTCACCGGTTGCCGCCGCAGGTCTCCGCTACTGGTTCCTCGAAAGAACCATTCATCAGTTGCTCGTGGCCCATTACCGGTGCCTCTGACTGGTGCGGCGAATTCGATGAAGCTGTGAGGATGAACTGATGGCGCGCTCGGAAATCAGAACACCGAATGACCTCATGGTCTGGGAGATGCGGCAGAGGCAGGTGGACGCGGCGCTCGTTCCGCTCGACCGGGTTGCGAGAGAGTTCGAGGGCAAGTGGGGGTACCGCCGTCTTCAGT